GCGATTATCCGTATGATTGATGGATGCGATGACTTTGAAGATGTACTTCTTGCTGCAGAAGTTCTTTACAAATTCTGCAAGAAGAAACAAGACAGAGATGTAAAGAAACCTTCTGACCAAACAGAGAATCAGCAACCTGCATCAGAGATTATTGATGAGGATGCGAAAGAGAAAGTTGAAAATGAAACTGATGATCAAGTAGAGGAGTCTCAAGAACCTATTTCTACTGATCAAGATTTTGGATTAGATGAGAAAGATGATCTAAAGGTTGAGACTGCTGATTCTTTTAGTGACAATATCAAAGATCTTATCAATGAGCACTCTAGTGAAACTGTTTATCTAGAAGTTCCGCAACTCAATCTTGATACAGTGATAGCTAGTAATACTGACGTTCATGATTACATTAATTGGTGGTGGTCTCGTTATGATGAGTTTGAAACTCCTGTTTTTCAATTTCCAGATCAAGAGTTTGTTAAGTTCAAACGTAATGCACAGAAAGAAGTCAACTATTTGGTAAAAGAGTTTGAGTGTCGTAAGGCAGCAGATTCCTATGCTCGTGCTACGACTGCTCGCACTGGTGTACTTGATACATCTAATCTTCATACCTATAAGTTCAACGAGGATCTATTTAAGAAAGTCGCCGTTGTTCCTGATGGTAAGAATCATGGTCTGGTGTTTATTCTTGACTGGTCTGGGTCCATGTCTCAGGTCATGACTGATACGTGTAAGCAACTGTTCAACCTTATTTGGTTTTGTAAAAAGGTAAACATCCCCTTTGAAGTTTACGCATTTACTAATGAGTGGAACCGTCAGTATGTTGGTAAAAATGGTGATATTGTTCAACCTGACTTTAATCCTCATTTTGAAAAGAGAGAGGGTTTGTTTGCTGTTGAACATGACTTCTCTCTCATGAATATTCTTTCCAGTAAAGTGAGCGGAAAAGAAATGGAAAAGCAGATGATTAGTGTGTGGCGACTTGCTTATTCATTTGGACATACCTATTCGACCTGTTATGCGTGGCCTGATCGCCTTACTCTTTCGGGAACTCCCTTGAACGAATCTCTTGTTTGCTTACATCAAATTCTTCCAAAGTTTGAGCGTGATAATAAACTTCAGAAAGTTCAATGTATTGTCTTGACTGATGGTGAAGCAAATCCTCTTCCTCATTATAAAGAAGTCAAACGCTACTGGGAGACTGATTGTGAACCTTACTTTGGACATAAACGTATTGATCCAAGCAATACCATCCTCCGTGATCGTAAACTTGGAACCACATATAAGATGGGATATAACTTTCATGAGTTTACTGATGTGATATTGCGTAACCTCAAGGACAAGTTTCCAAATGTAAACTTCATTGGTATGCGTGTTCTTGGATCTCGCGACGTTAGTAATTTTATGCGTCTTTACAATTTTTGTGGTAGCAAGGAACATATTCGCCTTCTAAAAGAGTGGAAGAAAGAGAAGAGTTTCAGCATCAAAAACTCTGGATATGATGTATACTTTGGAATGTCTTCTAATTCACTCTCTCAAGACTCAGAATTTGAAGTTGATGAAGGTGCTAGCAAAGCAAAGATTAAAAGTGCTTTTGTCAAATCTTTGAAAGTTAAAAAACTAAATAAAAAAGTTCTTGGTGAGTTTATCTCTCTGATCTCATGAGTAGAAGAGAAGGTTTACGATTAAAGCACATTGTGTTGGAGGACACCAAAGAAGTCTTGGTAGTATGCACCAGTGCCATTACTGCAATGGGTATTGGTGCTATGGTGAAAAGATACTATCCTGGATACGATGCAAAAATAATTTCGGAAAGTTATTACCAGAGGATGACAGATGACTAAGTGTCCACTGGGGGGTCTCTGACCTCCCTTTTTCGTCTATAATGACTTCAGTTAAACAAACCATATGGCACTCTCACCTGAGTACATCCGCACTTCACTTCTATCTCTTTATGGCACTGAATTTACTGCTGCTGATGTTCGTGCTTGGTGTGCAATTAATGATACCAACTATCAAACTGTTACCAACAAACTAACTGATTACAAAGTTGGTCGTGGTAAGTGGAATTTAGAAGTAACAGAAAAGACTGTAGAAACTCTGGAAGTGTCTTTTAATGCCCCTGCAGCACAAAATCTTATTCCTGCTAAAGATGATTCCTTCGTCCAGTTTGGTAATTTCAGCGACATTAAAAAAATTATTAAGTCCCGTGTATTCTATCCGACGTTCATTACAGGACTGTCCGGTAACGGAAAGACTTTCTCGGTTGAACAAGCATGTGCCCAACTTGGTCGGGAAATCATCCGAGTCAATATCACAGTAGAAACCGATGAAGATGATCTTATTGGTGGTTTTCGTCTTATTAATGGCGAAACCGTCTGGCACAATGGCCCAGTCATTGAAGCCCTTCAGCGAGGAGCAATACTGCTCCTTGACGAAATCGACCTTGCCTCAAACAAAATTCTCTGTCTTCAATCTATTCTTGAAGGAAAAGGAGTTTTCCTCAAGAAGATTGGCAAATTCATTACGCCCGCAGAGGGTTTCCAAGTATTCGCAACCGCCAATACCAAAGGTAAGGGAAGCGACGATGGACGATTCATTGGAACTAACGTGCTCAACGAAGCCTTCCTTGAGCGATTCCCAGTAACCTTTGAGCAAGAGTATCCTACTCCTCAAACAGAACAAAAGATTCTGAACAAACTTTGTGATGATGAAAACTTCTGTAAGCGTCTTGCTGACTGGGCTGACATTATTCGTAAGACCTTTTATGATGGTGGTATTGAGGAGATCATCAGCACCCGTCGTCTGGTTCACATTGTGAAGGCATACAGCATCTTTGGAGACAAGGCAAAGGCAATTCAAGTTTGTGTCAATCGTTTCGATGATGAGACCAAGCAAGCATTCCTGGAATTGTATGATAAGGTTGATGCTGACTTCCAGATGCCAGTTGACGAAACCCCTACAACTTGATATAATATGGTGAACGCATGGAGTCTAGCAGGCTCAATTATGAATGGAACATTTGAGGAAGATTATCCTATGATCGATAGTGGATCACTTGGTATGAGTGAAGATAAAATTACTTTTAATCTAGATACTAAAATTCCAGATCTTCCAACTACAGATAATAATAATGGACGTTGGAAGTATAATGAAGATATCATCCTTGGAGAGGTACGTGATTATCTTGGTGGAACATATCGTTCTCACTACACTTCACAAGAATCCAAAACTCAAACTTTGGATTTGATTGAGGGTATTGGTGATGCAGAACCATTCTGCCGCTCTAATGCTATCAAGTATCTCTCTCGCTTTGGTAAAAAAGATGGTAAGTCTAAGCAGGACATTTTAAAAGCAATTCACTATTGTATTCTTCTCTACCACTTCGCTGGCCTTTGTAATGAAAATCCGCAACCCTATGAAACTTTCTGATAAAACCCTTTCTGTCCTTAAGAACTTCTCATCGATCAATCAATCGATTCTTTTCAAGAAGGGTAACAAACTTCGCACTATTAGTGTGATGAAAAACATCCTTGCAGAGGCAACTGTCACTGAAGAGTTTTCTAAAGATTTTGGTATCTACGATTTGAGTCAATTCCTAAATGTCAATACCACTTTGTTTAATTCTCCTGAATTAGATTTTGGTAATGATGGATATGTTGTAATTCGTGAAGGTCGTTCAAAGCAAAGATTCTTCTTTGCAGATCCAAATGTAATTGTTACCCCACCTGATAAAGAAATTACTCTTCCGAGTGAGGATGTATCCTTTGAGTTGAGCACTGATCAATTAGATAGGTTGCTTAAAGCTGCAGCAATTAGTCAACTTCCTGACCTTTCTGCTGTTGGTGAGAACGGCGTAGTTAAATTAGTTGTTCGTGATAAAAAGAACGATACCTCTAATGACTTTGCTATTGTTGTTGGAGAAACTGACACTGAGTTTTCATTTAACTTTAAGGTAGAGAATATTAAAGTTCTTCCGGGAACTTATGATGTTGTTGTTTCTCAAAAACTTCTGTCTCGTTTCACTAGTAAGAATCATGACCTCACTTACTACATCGCACTCGAACCAGATTCTACATTTGCTGCTGCAGTATGATTTAGGTATATGAATATCTTTGTCACTGATCCTAATCCTACGATATGTGCTAGGGTGCTTCCTGATAAACACATCGTCAAGATGCCTTTAGAGACATGTCAGATGCTTGCTATCGTATGTTCTGACAAATGGGGTCATGGATTCGGCACTCTCCCCAGAGCAGATGGTACACCCTATGCAACTGAGAAAGGTGCATTTCGTAATCATCCATGTACTGCTTGGGCTAATTCATTTGTGACCAATTGGCAGTGGTTACTTGCCCATGGGTTTGCTCTGTGTGATGAGTATGCTGCCCGCTATGGTAAGGTTCATACATGCCACCACACACTGCTAGCAGCAAAGGAGATACTGCCCACAGGAGACCCCACAGGACGCTCTGGTAAGGGTCCTACACCATTCGCTAGAGCAATGCCTAATGAGTTTAAATTTGACACAAGCATTGACACTTTTACTGCTTACAAAATGTATATCGCATCCAAACCTTGGGTTGCATCTAATTATCTTCGTGACCCATCCAAAAAACCGGATTGGGTATAATCTATGAAACATATTCTTTTTACATTGAAGGGTTGTCCTTTTGAGTTGCTTAATGATGAACAAAACATTAAAATGCTTCTTTTTAATGCCACAAAAGAATCCAAGTCAACATTACTCAATCTATCAACACATAAGTTTGATCCTCAGGGAATAACTGGTGTTGCTATGCTTGCTGAGTCTCATATCAGCATTCACACTTGGCCTGAAAAAGGTATAGCAGTGTGTGATGTTTTTACTTGTGGGGATACTGCAGAACCCGAAAAGGGTGTAGAATTTATGAAAGAACGATTGAAGGCAACTGATATTATATCTGAAACTTTTGAGAGACCTTTAGAATGATATGGAACCAGATCCTTATGTTCAGTTTTTAGAAAATTGGATACCAGGAATAGGAGAGAGCACACAACTTCATGATCAACTTCATAACCATTTTAATCTTGGATTTAGTGTAAATGATGAAGCAAAACTCCTTGGATTTCAGTTAGGTCATCATCCTGCTGGAAATTTTTTTCATGTTGTGGTATTCTGTGTTATGAGCGTTACGATATATCCAAATAGTTATCGTAACAGTTTGAAAGATCTGCAAGATTTTTATGAAGCATATTTGCTTGGAAAATACTGGCAGTCCGTTTCCTATTGGTTTATTCCCAAAACAATATTATGAAAGATCTTTAGAATGAAAACTACTCTAACTGTTGAGGATGACAATTTTCTAACCTTTACTCCAGAAATCCTAGAAGCAACTGGATGGAAAGAGGGTGATGTGTTAGAATGGATTGATAATAATGATGGTTCATTTACTTTGGTGAAACAAGAACATGCGTGATGAATTTCTTTGGGTTGAGAAGTATCGACCTAAAACCATTGAAGAGTGTATACTTCCTGACAATACTAAAAAAACTTTTCAAAACTTCCTAGATAAAGGGGAGATACCTAACATGCTGCTTGCTGGTCCTGCAGGGTGTGGTAAAACAACTGTAGCCAAAGCACTATGTAACGAACTGGGGGTAGATTACTATGTCATCAATGGATCGGATGAGGGACGCTTCCTTGATACGGTCAGAAATACTGCAAAGAATTTCGCTTCGACCGTCTCGCTTTCGTCAACTGCTAGACACAAAGTCATCATCATCGACGAAGCTGATAACACAACAAACGACGTACAACTCTTACTACGGGCGTTTATTGAGGAGTTTCATGGTAACTGCCGATTCATCTTCACCTGCAACTTCAAAAACAAAATCCTTGAACCACTTCATTCCCGCACAACAGTGGTTGAGTTTGGAATTGGAGGAAAGCAAAAACCTGCAATTGCCGCTGCTTTCTTCAAACGAATCCAAGAAATCTTGGCTGCAGAAAGTATTGAATATGATAACAAGGTCCTGGTAGAATTAATCAATAAACACTTTCCAGATTGGCGACGTGTTCTTAATGAATGTCAACGCTACTCTGTTAGTGGTAAGATTGACTCTGGTATTCTCGCAACCTTTAGCGATGTAAAAGTAAATGACTTGGTTAAGAAACTTAAGGAAAAAGATTTCCCCGAAGTACGTAAATGGGTTGTCAATAACCTGGACAACGATACTAGTGTACTTCTGCGTCGTATTTACGATGCTTGTTATGATTCCATGGTTCCGAATAGTATTCCTGCTGCTGTGCTTACTCTTGCTAAGTATCAGTATCAAATGGCATTTGTGGCGGATCAAGAAATAAATATGCTTGCATGTCTGACTGAGATTATGGTGGAGTGTGAATTCAAATGAAGTTTAAATCGTTTGAATGCGAACATTACTCTATGAATATTGATCGTTATAAAAAAGAACTTGAAATTCACACTAAAACGGGGATTGAATATTCAAAAATTTTAAATAGTGGTTTTTTTGATGGAAAACCAATCAACCCAAATGCAATACCTCTTCTTAAAAAAGATATAGAATTGCTTAAAAAACATATTGAATCTATTAAAAGACATTTAGATGGTATGCTTTGGGATGTGACCCATGCAATTTGCGAAAAAGATGGATTTTGTGGTCAGTATAATGATACTCACAATTCATGTGGACATAATAAATTTGTTGTTGTAAAATGTAGGGAAGGATATTATCACTGGGGCAAAGAAATTTGTCTAAATTGTGGTAATATGCAAAGATGGATTCCTTTTAGAGAAGGTAGAGAAACTTATGGTGAAGTGTGAATTCAAATGAAACATTATGATAATTATTATGTCAAATTTGATGATGATGAATTGCGACAGATCTTGAAAGAGATTAGTAATGAAGAAGTGAAAGTAAGAATAAGAAGTGCATTGGGGGAGACTATTGATCCCATAGATAAGTTTCACGCAACTATCGCATATTATAATAATGAAATTTAAATCAAAAGTTTATATTAGATTGAGGTCAGCAGTTGATGATTCTGCAGGTAATGCAGTTCGTCAAGCTTGTGGAAGACTTTCTGATCTGAGTATTCAAAAACTGAGATTGGGAAAACTAATTGAGGTTGATTTTGAGGCACCTGATAAAGAACATGCTGAGAAAGAGATTGAAAAATTGAGCAAACAATTTTTTGCCAACACTGTTATTGAAGATTATGAATGGAAAGTTTGGAGTGTGAATTCAAATGACTAAAGAAACTAAAAAAAAGGAAAAGAGAATAGAACAAGTAAAATCTAAGTGGTACTACATCTTCTGGGGCACAGCGACAGTATCTGTTGTTCTCGGTCAATTGTATGTTGGAACTGGATATCGTGTCTTACACCATGATATGCGAGAGCTACTTGAAAAAGTTGACGGAGTTCTTCTTCATGCACAACCCGAATCTAAATTTTACTGATGGTTATATCTGATTATGATGCCGTTTGGGCCGCAGATGAATTTATCAAATATTTCTCTCAGATGGGAAATATTGAAGACTATCTGCGTTTTGTGAAAAAAGAAGTAATCAAGTCTACAAGTTCTCTTGCACCACTTCATGATGAGTTCTTTAATGAGGACATTCATCCGCAAGAGATGGAGTTTGATATCAAGTTTGTTGGAGAAAGATTTAAGGTAGATGGTAAAGTAACTCCAGTTCCACAGGAGCACTATGGCAATCTGTTAAGGGCAGTGTCCTCTCATAATAATGAGAGCAACATTCCTGGTAGAGAATTGCGTTGGATGATTTTTGAGAAGAATACTCAAAGTTGTCTTGGATTTATCCGCTTTGGATCTCCCACTATCAATTCCAAACCTAGAAACTTGTGGTTGGGTAAAGCACCTAATCTTTCAATCTTCAATCGTCATGCAGCCATGGGATTTGTGATTGTGCCATCTCAACCGTTTGGATACAACTACCTTGGAGGTAAACTCCTTGCGCTGCTGTGCTGCTCTCACTATGCCCGTGAGACGCTGAACGAAGTCTTTGAGAAGGATATCGCCCTGTTTGAAACCACGTCTCTCTACGGGTCCACAACGGATGCCTCACAGTACGATGGCCTCAAACCATT